CTAGGGAAAGCTCTGAAGTTACTCACTCGCTGATTGATAATCTCCATCCATGTTTCTATTGCGTTACGAACGATAAATCCTTCGTCGTTCATAACTGTCGTCGACCAATCCGAATACGTTCTTTCTCCTGCAATCTTAATGGTACGTCCACCATACGAGATTGGGATCTGTCCTACGTTAGAAGCCGGCAAGCTTGCCGACCTAACCAGGAAAGGACTAAAAGGGATAAGAGGAGTAACACCAGGTGGTGTAGACATAAACACCTGGAATAACGACGGTCTTGCAAAATCGGTAGTACTTACTAGCGATTTAAATGCATTAATGTTGAAAGCCATTTACTGTTCTCCTTGATTAAAACTTACCAACTATTTCATCAAAAGCCACACCTGTTCTTACTGCAACGAAGTTGAGCTGAATGAAATTAATTGACTTAGCTGGCTTAATATATATGTCCCCGACAAACTCGTTTCTATCGACTACTTCACCGGTGTTGTTGGTGTTATCGCAAACCACTCTGTAGTCGTAGATGCCTCTTCTTCCTTGGACATCACGCAAGAACGGCTCAACTAGAGACACAAACTGGGCTCTGGTGAATTCGTCATTGAATTCGAACAGCGAGAACTTGGCAGCTGTTGCAATTGCCTTCTCAAGAACAATAAACAATCTACGTACGTTAATACGATCAAATGCGCTAGGCTTCGATAGAGCAGTCTTGTCGCCAAACAAAACAGTACCTTGACCAGGGAATGTTGCTACTGGATTGATACCATTCTTATACAGAAGATCTCTATCTGCTTTATCTGGATTGTATGCTAGTTTTACTAGGTTTTTAATCTGACCGCGATTGAAACCAGCAGGCGAGAACCAAGGATCACGAGTAGCATCGGTTCTAACACATAGACCAGCAATATCACCATTCAATGGAACGTAACGGAACACATCATTATACTTGTCATATTGATACTTGTATCCAGAATCAATAACTAGATACGAAGATGATCTTAACGAATTTCTAAATGTGACAGTATCGCTAGCTTCGTCTAAGTTATTGTTATTGACAACATCTGCTTTTTCAGGAGATGCAAGAACAATACAATCTTTTCTTACTTCTGCAATATTATCAACCAAATAGTTAGCAATCTGCTCTCCGTTAGTGCCGCCTCTTGACTTACCAGTCATAACTAGAGCAACGTCAACATCGTCAGTGGATGCAAACAAATCATATGCAGCCAGGACTCTACCTAGTGGAATAGCATCCTCAGCATCACCATCTTGACCGTTATGGAACGAAGCGTAGAGTGGTACTGTATCAACACTTGCCAAATTAGAGGCTGTGTTAGAAGCTACTCCAGCTCTGTGGTTAGCCCATCTCACATACTTACTTGAATCGTTGATAACATTTACATAGTAGTTGGTGGCACCATCAGTGGTCTTTGCATTTGTTGCGCGCGATACTCCTTTGTATACTTCAAGGATAGATCCAGGCACACCTGTAAATAATCCATCTTCATCAGCAACAACGATGTGCATCTCATCTACGGCAGATGTATTACCAAAACTTGTTTGGTAGTCTGATGTGCCAGGAGCAACATCAACTGTGTTGAAATACTCCCAGTATGCAACAACATTGCTTCCGCTGAAATCTGCAGCAAGTTGATAAGCGCTATCAACTGTCACACTAAAGTATCTGTGTGTTGTATTTGCAAACTCGGAGTTGGTTCCCATAGTAGCTGGAACACTCAGCACCCTAACATACTGTTTACCAATTGATGTATTACCAAGCTCAAGGTTGTCACCAACTTCAATGCTGCTCAGGAGAGCCGCCATTCTAGTGTTGGCTTCTGCCAATGTACCTGTCGAAGAGTTAGCAACGGACACGGTAACAGTGGTTGACCCAATAGTAGCGGCCAAAGAGCCAGATGCTAGGTTAGCGTCAGAGTTTGTGATACTGAGGTTTCTGAGGTATGCATTAGCACTATCACAAACCGAGATCTTCAACGAGTTACCAAACTCACCAGGATGTCTAGCAATGTAATATAGATCCGAATCGCTAAACGTCATCGTACCATAGTGGGTGTCGTTTTTGACTGTAGTCGTTGTAGCAAAGTTACTCACTACAATTGAATTAGAACTATCACTGGTAGCAATTGCACTCAATACCGAGTTTGCACTGTAGAAGTATGTGTTGGTGGATGATGCAATACCATTAGCAGCAGTTGCAACAGTAAACAACGTTGAGTTTGTTATTGCTGTAATCAGTGTGCCATCAGGAACTGTACTTAAACCAGCAACCTTCATACCAACTGCTAAACTAGCGGTACTAACAGCAATGATTTGAGCATTGCTATCTGCTGTGGTACAAGAGGTATATGCTGATGTTGGAGTGGTGTTACCAGCTCTTGCAACATACAGCGCATTACCGTAAGCTAAAAAGTTAGCAGCGGTAAAAAATGTTTCGGGGTTGTGGTTAGTTGGTTTACCAAATCTATCTACCAAACCAATTTCTGAACTGACTAGGGTTCTTTCATCAAGAGGACCCCACTTAAATACACCAGCCACCGCACCAGTGGATGTTGCCACCGCTGGTACGACTGTTGTTAAGTCAATTTCAGATACGTTTACGCCAGGACTAACTTGAAATGCCATTTTATTCTCCTAAGGACTAGAGTTTCTTTATATTTATAATATTGCTAATCTCCACTAGGAAACAGTAGTTCAGCAAGTAGATCTTTGGTCAACTCGAGCTCACCAGTAAAGGGTTGTCCATCCTCAATAATACCAAAAGGTAGGAGCTCGTCATCCATTGTTTTTTGCTTCTCTAGCAAGATCCGCTGACGAATATCTAAATCAGTCAACTCTCTGACATAATTCTGAGTCATCATCCAGCCAAAAAGAACACCACACATTGCAAGGTCGTCGTTACCTTCCTCTGCTTCATATGATTGGCCGTTACTTACAAACCTGTAGAGTTCTGAAATAAGATCTATATCTCTGAGTTCTACCTTATCGTTTTCTACCAGTGCTTTAAAATTATTACATCCTACTTTTTTTGTTGACTTTGTTGTTCTTACACCTTTAACTGCGCCCTGTCTGAATCCTTGCGAGATTTCGGCAAGGCCTTTTGGATTCTTGTTGGTGTATATAATGTTTTCATATTCGAGCTCTTCATGAAGAATGTCCGCCACTTGCTGGCCAAGATCATTGGTTTCAATAAGTACATGAGCATAATTATATCTTTTGCAGGTAGTATATATTATTTCCGGATACATGAGCGGAGACATATTGTTATTTCTATACGTTGATACTACCTTGTACGGTACCTCTGATATATCCCACACAATAAATGCCGAATAATCTCCTCCTAAACCCCTTGACACATCCACCGTCATGGTGTATAATCTACCTTGTAGTGGATCAGCATATACTTTAAGGAATTCATTACTAGCTATAGTAGGCTCAAATACTAGTCTACGCAGTACTTCTGGATCAATAAGAGTGTTTGAAGACCCTAAGAACTCGCACTCAAACTCAGCTTTAAATTGATCCTTTGATGTGTTTCGAATAGTCTCTTCTTTCCAAGCAGCATCTCTTCCTGGAACATCGGACCAATGTACATCTATTCTCTTATAAGAGTTTCGTTCGTTCTCGCTATCTACCCACAGCTTATAAAATAAATTAAGACCATTAGGAGTAGAGGTTATTAACACCTTTGTAGTTGTACCAGAAGATACAGTAGGATATACAGAAGCAAAAAAGCTCTCTTGTATACCGTTTGGAACAAAGGCAAACTCATCTAAGTACACTAAATTCTGAGTTGTTCCACGAATAGCACTAGATGCCGTAGAACTTGCAACAATCTTTGAACCGTTTTCTAGCTCAATTGAGGTTTTGTTCCACTCCACAACTCCCTGCTGCAGCCACTTCGGTAGATGTTCATAGGCAAGCTGAATCCTGCTTAGGATTTCTTGCGCTTGGGATTCTTTATTTGCCAGAATAGCAACAGAGTATCTTTCGTTGAATAGTACAGAGTGCAGTATAAATGCACCCATGGTGGTTGTCTTACCGCATTGGCGAGGCATCTTGCATATTACAAAGCGCTCTGTATTAGCTAATCGTATAATATCTTTTTGAAAGTTGTAGGGTAGAAATGGTATCAGACCTCTATCCACATTAACAATCTTCACATAATTTTCAATGAAGTATAGTGGATCTCTTGCACATCTTATATACTCTTGTATCTCTTCTTTAGTGAACTCAACCTTAACATCTGACCGTTTTAAGTTCTTATTACCAAGATATATCTCATTTTTGTTCATTATTCTGTTTAATTAATTTTTGAAGTTCTGCTGTGGAACCAACAAAAAGATTATTGTTTATGGTTTGCGGTGAGGAATCATTATCTGATCTTTCTAGCTCCTTAGTCCTTTTTGCAAGCTCTAGTAGATCTTTGTTAGTGTCTGATAACGTCTTAATAAGACCTGCAACAACTTCATAGGCTCTAGGATGCTGAGACTGCTGAGCAACATCTAACATTCCATCAAGAGCTTCATTACCCTTCTCAAGAATGTTAATAATGTTGCCACGAGCATATTGATAATCCGAAGGAATGTCCTCAGCCTTCTTGCTTGCTGCAGGAAGGACCTGGTACATTGGATCTAGATCAAGTGCGTTTCCAATAGGATCATTCATAATATTGTTCAATTGTTTGAGTAATTATATAGTCATCATCGGATTCGACCTGTGCTAACGTCTTACCTGCCACAGTTGGGATAGTTGTTATTGTTTCGGAAACCTGAGTATTATTTACAGCAGCATCTATATCAGTATTGCCTCCTACCTCATACAGATTAATAATAGAGGTCTTGATACTCTTTTGTTTCCTTGTTGGACCAAAAATATACCCCTTCATAGTAAACTGTAGATCCCATATAAGAGCTCTACGGTCAACAAAGTTACCTTCGTACGTATCCTGCGATGTTACACTGTTGAGTGTAACAGGAGTATCATACTTGTGCTGCATAGTTGAATCAAGATTCAGAGTGGGTGTCCAGTCTGGAGTAAAAAAAGGAAGAATTTGCTCTAGTATTCTAGTACCATCTTCGGCTTGTTTTACCATTATACTAAGATTGAATTCAAAATCGTACGGTACTGGAGAATACTGGTAGTATAACTTATCAGGGTTAGTGGGGTCTTGCACAGCTATCTTGTTAATAGTTGGCAGTTTTCTCTCTGGTGCGTAGCTAATATCCGAGAGCTCAAAAGCTATCCTTGGAAGCTGAATAGCCACAGGCTTATTCAGACCAGGATCTTGTGTGAGTCTGGCTAGGTATTTCTGCTTAGGACCATACGAGATAGGAACTTTAATTGTCTGTGTGTTATCAGTGCCATTATTTTTAACAATGTACACGTCATTAAAAAGAGTTCCAAAAAGAATAACATACTTTCGGATTGTATCGTGGTAGAAGACTTGGCCAAACATTAGTAGCTTCCTTTTTCGCTAAAAGGATCTATTTCAGTGAAATCTAAAATAGTATCTGACTCAACCTGCAAGTCCTCATTGTCGGATATAGGATCCTGAGTTTTCATTCCAAATGACTCTTGAACCAAATCAAACCCATCTTCATCAGCCAACGCTAATCCTAATTCTGTTGTTATTCGGAAATCACTCATATTAAACGTGAGGGCTTCTTGCCTAACATCAATATCAGCAATTCCTGTATTGAGTATCTCATTGTTGTATTCAAACAACTCACATACCAAGTCAAACGTTTGCAGTGACCCCAGCTGATAGAAAATAGCCTCGTGTTCAACAAATTTAATCTCAAAAAGTTTTCTATTAAGAGGGAAATATATCAGATCTCCTTCCCTAGGTCTTTCAAAGGTAGTATATGCGCCAATATCGTCAAAGAACGTCTTTCTTGACATCGTAAAGGTGACTTGGTCTCTAATCTCAAGATTGAATTTAGATAGGAAGTCTCCTTGTCCACCAAACCCTTCAACATTCTTAATATACATCTCAACAAAATAATGAGAATCGAAGGATGAGTAGTTTTCCTCTCCGTAAATAGCATCATCCACTACCCGGTTTCTTGGGAGATAGTAGAGGTCGTGGCCGTATATTTTTATAGATTCAACAACTAAAGACTCTATCAGAAGCTGCTCCTGACTAGCTCCAAAGTTATTGAAAAAGAAGTTTGAGGACATTCAACTACCCAATCATATCGGTTACAGGAAGCGAGTAGCTAATAATCATCTCATTCTCAAGATTTTCAATCTCCTTGACTGCATCTTCATATATCTTATCGCCATTGAATTGAACTCCACCAGGTAGCTGCATACCACTGAATTTAGTCAAGTTGGATCCCCACTGACGTTTAATCTTTGCTGTGGCATATTGGGCTAACCATCTGTCCCCCCATGCATCAGTATACGTATCAGGATCCACAATTTGATACGCGTCTACAATTAAGAAGTTACCAACAGTAACTTTACCCCAGTCCATGTCAACATGGAGGCGGTTCATGTGTCTGTTGTAACGAATTGGCTGCATCCCAACTAACAGCTGTTCCATCAGCTGAATATGCTGGAATGCCATATAGTATGGTATCATTGACACAGACGTCAGAGTGTATAGATCATTGAGCGCAATTTGATATCTAATATCAAATAGATTGTTTGATACCATTGGATCGCCAATATTAAAAATCCTTACGGCTCCAATAATATTTTCTGGCAGAGTGACATATTTGTCAGTTACATTATCATTAGTAATCTGATGCTTATAATACACACGCTCAGAACCATCAAAATGATAATCCCAGAAATATTTTAAAGCCTCGTCAATACGATCTTCAACCTGATCATCGTCAACGTTGATCTCAATCACAGGTTTGCCAAGACTTCTTAAACAGTATTCTTTAAATGCACTTCTACTTGTAGGGACTGCCATCTAATTTCCTTATAGGGCTGAAGCAATGAACGAAAGCAGCTCATCATATCTAACTGAGTACAACGTCGTCTCGACGTACCCATCGGTAGGCTCTTGAACTACCTCCGTCCTCTGAGTAGTTGGATTGAACCTCTCATACCAGACATCATATCCCACAACACCATACTGAAAGGGGTCTAACCCACTATCTCGGAAGATTTGTTCAACTTCTTGAGCAATGCATCCAAAATGATATCTAGCAGCATCAAAGCCCTTTTTAGCTACTGCGTCTTTAAATTTAAATCTTTTTATATTTCTTTTTATCTCTAGAGCAACAGCTTTCTCTTGATCAGTTATTGGAGTTATATCGGTCTTATAGTTCTGATCAGACACTATCAACGATCCACCAGTTACCCAAATGGTTGCCCATCGAAGACTAGTGGTCCCTAAGCTTATCGCAGCTGCTGTGCTGGTTGGAAATAGATTGCTGCCTGCGTTATGTGCAGTGGTAGTGAATATTGCTGTATTAACACTCCCAACACGCGTCACTAGACAACCAATGGCGGAGCCAGTATACATTGAAGTACTTCCGTACGCTTCCCCAGCTGCAGATTCAAAATTTCGAAATCTTGAGCAGAAAGTAGGTGCACACAGTTGACCAGTTGTACAAAACGATAGAGTTGACTGGTTGGTTGCTGGAGTAGGTGATCCTATGCACGTAGTGAATCCGGAACCAAAGCAAAGCTGACACGTGAACGCATGCCCACAAGTCAAACTGAAATTTGAAGTTTGAACAGATGCATCGTTAAAAGCTATTGCAGTAGCGTTACTGGTTATTGCCATAAGGTATTCCTTACTCTTTTTATATTTATCTTACCTACTTGTACCAGCCAACGCCGATAAAATAAAGGTAATTAACTCATCGTATCTAACTGAGTGTAGCTCTTTTTTAACATATCCGTCTTTTGGGGTGTACGATATGTCAATATCTTCAAACTCCTGATTCTGACCATTCAAACTAATTTTTACTCCCTCGTACCACGTATCAAATCCTATTATACCGTATTTAAAAGGATCTAATCCACCATCCCGGAAGATTTGTTCAACTTCTTGAGCTATACACCCAAAATGGTATCTGGCCGTATCAAATCCCTTCTTGGCAACTGCCTCCTTAAATTTGAACCGCTTAAGGTTCTTCTTTACCTCTAAGGCAACATCTCTCTCTTGATTGGATATTGATGTTATATCCGTCTTTAGATTCTCGTCGGACGCCACTAACGATCCACTTGTCACCCACGCCGCCCCCCATCGCACAGCTGTAGATCCCAAGTGATATACGTTAGTGGTAATTGGAATTATATCTTTGTATTGTACAGTACTGGTTGTACCATGTGCGTGGTTGGTCGCATTGTTAACTGTCAATATCATATCGGTAACAAGATATTGTATCTGTGTGGCCCCAGTACAAAAGATCTGAGTAGCTGCAACTATAGATGGTGCACATATTGCTCCCGGAGTACATAACGCCAGGGTAGCAGCTGTTGAAGTTATAGCAGCAGTTGTAAAGGTGAGTCCGGATGTCTTACTGAACGCCGTAGTTTGAACCGTACTATTGTTAAAAATTATTGCAGTAGCGTTACTTGATATTGCCATAAGATACTCCTTACCTTTCTTCTATTTATGCTATCCAATTATACCGTACAGTATAGAGTTTAAGATGATAGCTAACAATCATATCACATTGCCGCTACAATAAAGGAAAGTAGTTCACTGTACCTAATTGAATACAGATCCTTCTTAACATAACCATCAGCAGGAGTATCAACCCTTTCAAAATCTTGAGTATCAGGATTGATCCCCTCATACCAAATATCATAACCAATCATACCGTACTTGAAAGGATCCAATCCCTTATCCCGGAAAATTTGTGCAACCTCTTGAGCAATACACCCAAGATGATATCTGGCTTCCTCAAACCCCTTTTCAGTAACCGCATCCTTAAATTTGAACCGCTTTAAATTCTTTTGTAGTTCCAGAGCAACTGATCTTTCTTGATCAGATATGGGCATTATATCAGTCTTGTGGTTTTCATCCGACACATTAGTCACTGATCCACCGGCTATCCACAAGGTAGACCAACGAAGGCCTGTACTTCCTAAATTCAGTGTATTAGTAGTGCTCGGTGTAATATTCTGCCGTTGGACTACACACGAAGCAAAGTAAGTTCTCTTGGTACTACTAGAAACGTCAAAATTGATACAGGCAGAAGCCCCTGTACCTTGCCTGTAGAAGGATGTTGTAGATGTAAGATTATGACTGCATATTGTTGATGCCCCCGCTGCTATGGCTGAGGTAGCGGTAAAAGCAGGAACCGATGCACTGCCAAAATTAATATTTACAGGATTAGTACAAAAGCTAATCATACAAGACGTACAAAACGCTTGGGTCTGTGTAGTACCATCGTTGAAGGTTATTGTATCTACACTACAGGTTATTGCCATTAGATGCTCCTTATTTTCTTCTATTTATCTGATAAGGTATCCGGGAACCTTTTAATATCACAGCATTTCTGCTACTATAGAACATACTATATTATGAATCTGCTCGTCCGTAAATGTCATAGTATCCTGATTGAGTATATCAATTAGTCCACCTTCCCATCCAGTAATACCATATGGATTATGTACCGGTGATACTCCGTTCCTGACAATATCAAAATGATCAGGATATGATACTTGATACTCTGAGGTAGCCCCCATTATAACGGTGCCAGGTTTGTTAAAAGACCTAGCTATGTGTTGACCAATTGAATCGCAACCAACAAAGTAATCGCAGTGCTTAATTAAACTCAGATACATCCGCAGACCAGTTCCACCATCCTCAATATGAACCATTGACTTGTCAGTTGGATGCATGAATTCTTTGTCTCCAAAATATACCACTATAGCATGCTTGCTAAGTTCAGTAGACATATTCAGTGCCATAGAAGGTATAATGCTTCTAGTAGATTGGTCAAAAGGAATACCATCAATTGCTGACATTCCTCTACCATACGGCTGAAATACAATTACCTTCTTCTTACCGTGCTGCTCATGCAGCTTATTAATAACACTGGCCCCTTGAAGATCCTCTTTGGTGCTTACATATAAGTTTGGTTTAGTTAAATCAGAGTGATCGTGGGTAGTATTAATTAATTCATCAAAAGCCTCTATAAGAGTCTTCTTCTGGTTATAGTAAGAGTGTAGGTGATATGGCTCCGGGACTACTAACTTGTTGTTTTTAACAACATGGTCAAAAAGACCCTTGTGATCCACGTTAAATGTTCTTGGTTGAAGAACTGGGTTACCCCAGTAAAGACTATCCCATGCTGGAATAACAACCCTGAAGTCATTCTCCGGATTTAGTCTTGCAAACTTCTCGAGCGCAGGAATAGCACATATAATTTTTCCTGCTCCACCCGAAATCATAAATGTAGTGTTCATTATATACCCAACGTTTGTTTTAATTTTGTAATATCAGCACACGTGTGCTCTTGATATGAATGCTCTAAATTCTTTGGAAATGGAATCACATCAATATTATTTGTGAACAATTTAGCAACATCCATTATGCTGGCTATTTTACCCGACCCAATATTCCAGACTCCACTTTGTCCTGTCTCCATCAAAGCCATCTGCATAGAGATAGCATCATTAACGTAAATAAAATCCCTGTAGAAATTCTCAGATCCTTCAAATACCTTCACCCTACCAGTTTCACTAAACTGTTGCTGAAATTGATGATATACACTAGCCTGACTTCCTTTACGATCTTCATGCGGACCATAAACATTAAAATATCTCATCCCCTGTAAAACAATATCCCCAGCATGATTTAATTGAAAAGCCTCTCTATCAAAAAGATACTTTGACCAAGCATATGGTGTCCTTGGATCCTTTGGACTTTCCTCACTAAATTCAATTCCTTTACCGTACACCGATGCAGAGCTAGCGTATTGCATGTTTACGCCGTGATCAATACATTTTGACAGTAACCACATACTAAAGTCATAGTTCTTCGTCATCACCTTCTCTACATTGGTTTCTGTAGTAGAAGACTCGGCTCCCAAATGAATTACCCAATCTAATCCTTCAATAACTGGCTCATCCTCTCCCCACTCAAATACCGATACTTCATGGTCAGATAGCTGAGGAATTAGATTCTGAGCAATAAATCCTTTATATCCTGTTACTAATATTTTCATAATAATATCTCTTCAATACTAGGAGCATATGTTCCTAGATGCTGTACCGTTATAGATCCAGCTTTGTTAGCATAATGTATTGCTGTTTTAATATTTCCTGTGTGCAAATGAAAGTAAACAAGTGCAGCCATGAAAGTATCT